AAATTACATTATGAAGGAAGATTCAGTTTTACACAATCATCATCATGTGGAACTCTTACTGGCTATCAGTTAAATGAAATTCAGCCAAATTTTCTGATAAATAATGTAAAAGAATATATTGCCGCTAGTACTATAACTTCGGGAGATGCCGTTAGGGTTTTTTTATCAAACAATGTTGTTAAAGTAGAAAGTGCCATTCCTATGCAAGCTCAATATGGAGAATGTATCGGAATAGCTTTGAATAGTTGTGAAGCAGATGAAGCTTGCCAAGTACAAGTAATGGGAACAGTATTTAATAATGCTTATGATTTTACGGGGCATATTGGAGAATATGTTTATTGCCAGAACAAGGCTCATGGAGTTGGTATGCAAGGTAATACAAATATAAGTACAGATTTGGCTTCTCCGCCTGCGGGTGCAATGTATGATTCGATTTTATTATTGGGAAAAATTGATAGTTTGAATAGTTTTGTTTTGGGAATTGTAGAGATTCCATTTGAAGTACCTTATTCAGCACCATAGGTAAATTATGACAGAGATAATATTGGGATATAATAATACGGAATTAACGGGTTCGCTTGTTTGTACTGAAATTTTAGATGGATATGGTAATCCTACTAATCCAAGAACAATTTCAGCACCAACTTTTACTGACTATGCACTATTCGATACCATCGAAAGTTTTCCGCCTGTCTTACAAAAGGATATAGCTACATTTAAAACTTTACGAGGAAGAAAAGGAAGTCATACATTAGCTCGAAGAAGGATTTATAATATTGTTATTGCTGATAATGATATTTGGAAAAAAACGTCTTCAATTTATAATGCTGATATTTTGGAAATACGAAATAATTTTCTTAATGGATTTTTAAAAGAATTTTGGGAGGCACAATATAAATATATTTTAAAAGCAAATCAAGGAAGTTTTACAGGACTGATGTTTGATTGTGTTGAGACAGAGCAAACGGAATTTCCTATTGAATATACAGATGGGATTTTATTTCTACCTCAATTAAAATTTACATTAATTTCAACTGAACCTTATACAATATAATGGATTCGATAACATTAAATACAATTGCTGATAGAATACGAATTTTACCGATTCGTGCAATGCAGATTATAAATGAAGATGGTTTTTACCTTAAAGCCTACCACTTAGAAGAAGAGAGTAGTTTGAATATTGATGCTAAAACTGTAAATCATTTTCTTGGTGGAGTTATACAATTGGGATTTAATATTGATGCTACGATTATAATACCTCATAATCAATATGATGAAGCTAACGGTGTAATTGATTTTCTGGAAACATGTAAAAATAAAAGATTGCAAACTCATTTATTCTTCGGTTTATCAGCACCTTATTATACAGCTCCATTAACTATTCCGCCAACTACTGCAAATTGTTTGCATGGATTAGTTGCAGATTTTGAAAAATTATTAACGATAAGTTATTCAATAAATACTGTGGCTCTACGACCAAGAATAACAGTTAAGTTAAATGGATTTGTAAAAAATCTAAAATTGTTACCAGGTACTCTTTATTCAGATAGTGAATCAGAGTTATTTAATGATTATTATCCTCATGTACGATAAGGAGAATTTTAAAATAAGGAGAACAAAATGGAAGAAGAAAAATTATTAGAAGAACCAGTATACTTTGAATATGACGATGGCAAACGTTTAGTTTATAGTTATCCATATTTATGTATCTGGCAATGTGAGATAGGTGAAGCACTTGGACGATTTATTATTGATAGTCAAGAAAATTTAGCACCTGATTTTTTAACACAAATAAAAAGTGGAAAAGCAAATTGGACAACTACCTTAATGTCTTATTTGTTTTGCAAAGAAGGTGAAGAGAACGTAGAAAAGGATGATAAATATTCTAAGGAAATTCTGGATATTATTCTTAGAACAAAAAATAAAAATCAATATAAATTATTCAAGGAGGTAACCAAAGATTTTTTTTACAATATCGGGGAGAAATGGATAATATCCTTGCTCTTGCCCGACAAGTTGAAGCAGTTAAAAACTCAAAATATATCGAAGATTTTTCTCGCAGCTTCATCAATGCTCGCAGAGAACAAGACGAATTTATTCGGCACAGGGTTAGAATCCAAAACATCAATAATGACCAAGAAATAAAAAAAAGAATGATAGAAGATATAAATAATATATGGTATGTACCTTTACTGAATAATGATATTACTAAGTATAATGAAGTTTTACAAAGTAAATTTATTTTAGGTATGGATTATTTAAGAACTAAATTAGAGCAACAATTATAATGGCTTCAAACGCATCAAATATGAAAATCATACTTGATTTCTTAGTCAATTTGAAAGTTGACCCTTCGACTATTTCACAAGTAAGTGAGACTTTAAAAAATGCAATGCCGAAAAATTTGGTTTCGGAAGAAGCTATTAATAATACTATTGAAGGTCTCAAATCCATTCAGGAAAGCGGAGTTGATGTTAGTTCAGTGTTTGAAGAAATGATGTCGAGTTTTGACGACACAGCATTACAAGATGTAGCTTTAGAATTTGGTACTATGATGGAAGATATTTCCAATTTAGATACAACTGCTATTGATGAGATGTTAGCTTCACTTTCACCTGAACAAGTATCAGGTTTTGCACAGGCATTACAGGAAGCATTTTCCAATTTTCAAACTCCAGAAATGCAGGCAAAGTTACAAGGTATTGCAAATGAATTTGAGAAAATAAAACCTAAAATAAAAGAAGAAGGCGAAGGGTTAGGACATGCAGCGGGTGAAGGGATTAAGTCAGGTTTCAATATAAAAGAAATTGGACAAATGGCTCTCGGTATGTTTGGCGGTCAAGCTATTATGTCAGGAATGAGTGGAATCACTCAAGGACTTGAAAGTATATTTAAAAATGGAGTTCAGGTATTTACGACCTTAGACCGGATGGAACTTGGTTTTACAAGTGCGGGTTTGGCAGGTGAAAAATTAGAAAAACAATTAGACTCTACTTCGAAATTTGCAAGTACACTTTCAGAAAAATTTGCAGTTTCTGCAACCCAGATAAAAGAATATTCTGCTCAAGCTGCTTTAATCGGCGGAGCAACTGGTAAAATGAATGAAGATATTACCAAATTAGTAACAGGATTATCTAAAGCATCCAATGGTCTTGTTGATAGTACAATGCTTATTAGAGTTTTTACACGTGGAATAACTGACCCTGAAGCTGAGGCAACGCTTGGCAGATTGAAGATGACATTTCCTCAATTAGCCACTGCTTTAAAAAATGTTACCGAGCCTGCGGATATGACAAGAGTAGCTCTTGAAAAAATGAATCCGATGTTTAGTATGCTGGAAAAACAAGCATCGGGGCCTGGTGAAACTATAAATCGTTTTAAAAATTCGTTAGAAAAACTTACACAATCTTTAGGTGTTACTTTAATTGAAGGCTTCATGCCTCTGATTACTTTTATAAGTTCAAATGTTATTCCAACTATGTTGGGAACAGCAAAAGCAATAGGTGATGTTACTAAGTGGATGACAGAAAATAAAGCTATTGTAATGACTATTGCCGCTCCTTTAGGCGTTTTAACAACTGCATATTATTTACAATCAGCTGCTATTGGTAAATCTTTAATAGCAGGGGCAGAGTGGGTAAAGATGCAAGGTATGAAAATAGCTTCAATATTTTCAGAAACTGCGGCACAAAATTTAGCTTCACTGACGACCCAAAAAAAAGTAGCTACTGATTTAGCAAGTTTAGCTACATCCCAAGCGATAGGATTAGCTTCAAAAGAAAAAATAGCTGCTTTAATTGCTGAAAAAGTTGGAATTGAATGGGCAAGTGCCGCAAATAATAAAAAAGTAATAAGTGAATGGGCTGGTGTTTTAGCTTCTAAATCTGCTGACGTTGCATCTAAACAAAAGGTTATTTCATTAATTGCAGAACAAGCCGCTACAAATGCGGCAACAGAAGCACAAACAGGATTAAATTTTGCTATTTTAGCAAATCCTTATGTAATAGCTATTGCAGCGATAGCAGCATTAGTAGGTGTTATGTATTTACTTTATAATGCAGGTCGTCATGCTGCCGCAGAACGATTAGAGGAAACAAAATCATTGAAGGAACAAAATGATGTTTTAATCGGAGTAACTGAAAAGAAAAAAGAATTTATAAAAACCGATATTGACTTAGTGCAATCATTTATTAAACAAGGTGAGGCAGCAAAAGAAAATGGAGAATTGCTTTCTAAATTAGAACAAGCATATCCTGGTGTTTATAAAGCATCGAAAAGTTATGCTGAGAATGTTAAAGATTTAACTGCCGCTTCACAAGGCTCTACTACTGAACTGGGAAAACTTGATGATAAATTATTACAATTAAAAGAACGTGAAGTTGATATTAAAGTAAAAATTGATAAAGAAGAAGCTCTTACTAATATCGAAGAAATTAAAAATGAAATTGATAAAACAGAAGGCGGATTTTGGGGTTTCCTTTTACGTACTGGTCCTGGTGGTGGTATTCTGCATGAAGCTGAAATTGAGGCCACAAAAGCCTTAGTTGATACTTATTCAAATGCACTTGAAAAAGCAAAAAATGATAAAGAACTGGCAAGTGCTTTAATAGATTTTCAAAGTGCATTAGTTAAAAGTGAAGAATTTAAAGGTTTATCAGGAAAAGAGCAACAAGATATTATTGACAAGGCAAATGCTGCATACCAAAAAGAACTTGAAGCACGTAAAAAGTTAGCAGAAGAACCGCATGAGGTTATAGGATTGTGGCAGCAAGCAGGGAAATCCGATGCTGAAATTATAGAAATGCTAAAAAATAAATTTCATAAAACAACCGCAGAAGCTAATGACCTTTTGTTAACACAAAAGGCACAAGAAAAAACTGCAAATGATACTGCTAATGCTGTTAAAAATTTAGCTGATGAATTTAATAAAGCAAAGAAAGAAGCTAATGAAGCATTGCAAACTCAGATAGCAGCTTTGGCTGATTTAATTCTTAAAGGTGATAAAATTACTGTTGACGATATTAAAAAAGGTAAAGAAGCAAAGAAAATTGCAGATGAGAACACTAAAGCACAAAATGAAGCTCAAAAACTTTTAGGAATTGGAGTTCAAAAAGGTAAATCCAAATTAGAATTAGCAGAACAAGAATATAATTTACAATCAAAAATTTTGGATTTAAATAATGATTTAGATATACTTCAAATCAAACAAAAAGCCAATGCTGAAAATCGTAAGTTAACAAATGAAGAAGAATTAATAATAGCAGAGAAAAATCGGAATAAAATAAAAGAACAATTAGATGAATATATTGAAATTTACAAAACTAAAGGATTACTCAATGAATCTGGTGAAGTAACTTTAAAACTATCAGATAAATTTTCAACAAAAGAGGCAAAAATTAAAATTGAAGATGGGTTGGTATCATTAAAAAAATCATTAGATGACGCTGATGCTTCAATTATTAACCTTAAGGTAAAAGTAAATCCTGACGAACTGCAAAAACTCAGAGACGACCTTGCTATGAAAGGTTTTCAAATAAATTTAGAAATTGGTATTGACCCTGAAAAAACCGTTAAGGAAATGACTGATTTAATACAACGTCAAATTTCAGATGTACAAAAAAAATTAGCTGATGCTGAATTAGCGAAAGATGAAAAACTTGCTATTCAACTTAAAACTCAATTAATGGATTTGGAAAAGCAGAAAAAAGATATTATTAAAAATTTTACCGATAAGCAAATTTCTCTAATTGAGGCGGAATCAAAAAAAGAAATAGATGAGATAAATAAAAAATATGATAAAATTATAGATGAAACAAAACATTTTATTGAGGTTTATAAACAGACACGTGAATCTGTTTGGGATATTGCAAATCAAAATGAATTAAAAGCTTTACAGGATACTCAAGACAAAAGGTTGGCAATCCTTGACAAACAAAAGCAAAATGAATTATTATCGGAAGCTGAATATAACGAGAAGAAGAAAAAATTAGAAGAAAAATTTGCCGCAGAAAAAGAAGCCAAAGACAGAGAACTTGTTAATCGAAAAATTGCTTTAGATAATTTATTTGCTGGTGAAGAAAAATATATCCAAATGAAAAAAGATAAAGCATTATTAGAAGAACAAGAAAAGGCACAAGAAGATGAATTAAATATTTTGCTACATAAACCAATCGGAAGACTAACTAAAGCTGATAAAGAACGGATGAATGAATTATCAAAAAATTTAGACGAGACGAGAGCTTTATTAGCAAAAAAAGGTGATGAAACCACTGTCTTACTTGATACATTAGGAACTCAAGTTAGTGATGGTCTAACAAAAATGTTTGCAGGCGACAAAAAAGGTATGCACGATGCAATGAAAGAAACATTAGAGTTGATTACAGGGTTTCTTGAAAAGAAATTAGAAACTACAATATTAGATTGGCTTCTTTCCCCTTCCGTTACTGAATGGGCGGCACTTTTGCCATTCCCATTAAATTTAGCTTTGATTCCGGTTGCAAAAGCATTGATAACGCCGTTAATACATGCCCTCGCTGACCCAATAATTAAAAATATAGCTTCATTTTCTACTGGGGGGCGTATTGATACACCGACTACCATTATTGTAGGTGATGCGTCAAAATTAGGGGGCTTAAATCGTGAATGGGTCTTTAGGGATACTCAGTTACAGCAGACAGTTCAGATGGCTGTTAATTACCAAAACCAAGCCCTTTTATTAGAACTTCAAGAACTACGTAAAATGATTGGTTCACAACAACTCATAACATCAATTAGAGGCGAGGATATAAAAGTTGTATTGAATAGAACAAATTATTCTTACTCTAAACGAGCTGTTTAAAAAATAACTAATATATATATTGATTATTTAATAACATTGTTATAATTTTATTTTTTTATTTATAAAAAATTTCTTATATTTATAACATTGTTATAATCAGAAATAATTTTATCTTTTTAAAAATTTATTTTTTTATTAAAGATTTTTTTATTATTTTTGTAAAATTAAATTTTCGTTTATAAAAAAAAGGAGTATAAATGAAACGATTTACACGAGGAGTTATAGCCGAAATAGCCCGCAGACATAAGACCAGCAACGCTTCTATCGCTTACCGTATTTATAAACAACTTGATTATGACTTGACAAAAGAAGCAGAGGAACTTCATAATGAAAAATTGGAGACAAAGAAAAAAGCAAGAAACATTATTATGAATTTGAAGGAAAGTGAGGTAGTATATGGCTGGCAGACCGAAGAAAAATACCGTTGATTATTTTCCTCATTATTGCACCGCAAGTAAAACAATGTTTATCTTAGAGCAGAAATATAAGAATGATGGATATTCGTTTTGGTTCAAGTTGTTAGAAATATTAGGTTGTTCTGATAATCACTTTATTGACTGTAGAAATGTAGATGTATGGGAATTTCTACAGGCAAAAACTCGGCTCAGCGAAGATATTTGCATAGAAATATTAAATCTGCTGGCAAGATTAGAAGCTATAGATAAGGAATTATGGAAAAATCATATTATATGGTGTCAACATTTTGTGAATAACTTAGAACCTGTCTATAATAACAGAAAGGCTAAAATTCCACTTAAACCTAATTTCTACGACTTGAAATCATCAGAGGAGGCAATTTCTACTAATAGAAATAACAACAATTCACAAATTGAACCAATTTCTACTGAAATAAATGCACAAAGTAAAGTAGAGGAAAGTAAAGAAGAGGAAAGAAAAGTAGAGGAAAGTAAAGAAGAATCTTCATCACAAAATTGTGATGCCGCCTTAAAAAAAGATTTTATTGATGAATTATTAGACTTATTTTGCGAAGAGTATAAAATTAACAGAGAAGATGATTATGAATTAATAACAATTGATGAGCGAAAAATTCAAAGGTCTGCAATTGGTAAATTATTAAAACGGCATAAAGAGGCAATAAAAATGCAAGGTATATCTGAAACTTCAGAAGAAACCAAATCTCATTTTAGAATGATATTTAAAAATTTTCTATCAATTCAAGATTCTTGGCATAAACAAAAAATGAGTCCAATGCACATTTTAAACAAGTGGCAGGAACTTAAAAATATTTATAAATTAGAAAAGGAGAAAAATAATGGAAAAAGAAGTAGAGTTAGGGAGCATTCACAAGAAGAACTTGAAAGGCTCTTCGGAAAATAATCTTCTTAAACAAAATCAATTTAATGAATTTTTAAAATCATTAGAATTAATTTTACCAAGTTCTGATTTTTCAGACGAGACAAAAGATTATCAACGAGCAATGATTTGTTTTAAATACTTCATCGAAAACAAATGGACGGTTGATGACTACGAATTGGTAATGAAAGAATTTACGATGTCTCATTATTCGCCAAATTGGATGATAGCAGATTTTTTCAGGATTTATAATGAAAAAATAAAAGAACCACGTGAGAGAATGGAAGGAATAATTGGTAATCGGAGCATACTGGGTGTTGAGTTATGAAAATAGGTAATAAGATTCCTCCTCACAATAATGATGCAGAGATAGCTGTGTTAGGTGCTATTTTATTCGATAATAAGGCAATTGACCGAATTTATAATATTATCAGTCCTGATAGTTTCTATAACGAATCTCACCATATTCTATATGAGCAAATGCTGGAAATGAGCAAGAACAATATTCCAATTGATTTTGTATCATTAACTGAGCAATTAATTAAAAATAAACAATTAGAGATTGTTGGCGGCACAGCCTATCTGATGGAAATTAAGCGTAAAACACCATCAGCCGCTAATGTCGAACATTATGCTATGATTGTTCAAGAAAGATTTATTAAGCGGACGATTATAAAAACGGGTAGTAAATTAGTAAACAATGCTTATGATGAAAGTTCGGATGCTTTAGAAGGTCTCAGAAACGCCGAAAGCATATTATCTGATATAAGTAATGACTTAGAAAATAAAAACGCCACTACGAGTCTAAAAGCCGCCTCCATTGACATAATAACCTCGCTCAACGCAGGGAAATTTGCAGGCAAACAATCAATGACCGGATATGATGAAATTGATAAAACTTGCGGAGGTTATATTGGGGGGCGTTTATATATTTTAGCTGGATGGGTATCATCAGGGAAGACAGCTTTCATGCTTTCACAAGCCAACAAGCTCCGGAAGCAAAATAAACGAGTTTTAATCTATTCAATTGAAATGACAGCAATTGAATTGAGTAATAGGATATTAGTGCAGGATACAAAGATTGAAAATTGGAAATTTTTTTCAAAAGAAAAGATGAATTCCGCTGAGTTAGGTAAACTAGTAACAATAACATCTGAATATGATGACTTCTTACTTATTAATGATGCTCCGCAAACAATTAATTCATTAAATTCAGATATAAATTGTCAGATAAATAAATTTGATATAGATTTAATTTGCATTGATTATTTACAATTAATTTCTCCAAACCGAAGAAGTCCATCAAGGGAGCAGGAAATTACTGAGATTGCTTATGCGTTTAAGAATATTTCCAAGAAAACTAAGATACCCATTCTTGCACTTGCTCAACTTAATAGAAAATTAGCAGACAGAAAAGATAAGAGACCTGTGTTGTCAGATTTAAGGGATTCTGGTGCAATTGAACAAGCTGCGGATATTGTTTGGTTTATTCATCGCCCTTCTATCTTTTTATCTGAAGAGGAGAAAAGGGCAAGGAAGAGTGAACTAATTGAAACTGACGCTACCCTTTCGCAGGCGAAGAACAGGCATGGAAGCATTATAAGTACTGAAATATACTTCGAAAAACGAATAGCTCGTTTTATGCCGCCTTATCAGAACAATACCAAACTTAATTTTAATGAACCCGTGAAAAGTTATTATGAACCGAAAGATGATGATGACGATGTTATATTTTGAGTTAATTACAGACAATTTGAACCTCAAAAAAATGAGTTTTTCCCAAAAAATATAAAAAAAGTACTATTTTTTAAACTTTTTTTAAACTTTTTTCACTATATTTTTCAATAAGTTATAACGATTTTGAACTTTTATTAAAAAATAATTTGTTTTATATTGTTTTTATTGTTATTTTTGTTTTGTAATTAATTATTGATTTTAAACAAAGGAGAAACAAAATGAAAAATTCAAAGAAAGCAAAAGTTTATGAATTAAAGTCTGGAGATATATTAAAACTTTTACCGGAGTATGGTGGAGGAAGGGTTAAGGTTGAGAGTATTCATTATGATGTAAATAATACACAGAGAGTAACAGGTATAATAACTAATAAGGGTATATATCACCCAGATTCATTTGCGAATGTTGAAAATATAGATGAACAATTTTAAACAAAGGAGTAAAAAATGAAATATTTAGAAGATGTAGTAGTGAATGCCGATGAGAAATATTTTCGTGGATATGGGTGTGCAGTAAATAACACCTATCCATTGGCGAAAGTAGATGGAAGATGGCTATACCTTGTTAATAATAAGGGAAAATTGATGAAAATGAGGACAGACGCAAAACATTTTCATTCTTTTGAAGGCAAGGAAATCAGTGAACTTGCCTATCAACAGGCTGTTGATGAAATGTTAAGTTTAAACGTTTTGAACAATAAGATGGAAGTTGAAAGTTTTAATGCTATGTTTGACGCTTATATGAAACGTCATCCTCGAAATAACGAATAACTCAGCATGGAAACGGGCGGGTTCGATTCCCGCCCTGAGTTCAATAGTAGGTGTCTTTTTTAAACAATTTTAAACAAAGGAGTAATGTTATGAAACGTTCACAAAACAATCCCTATTTCGCAGTCGATTTAGACAACGAAATAATAACAGATGAATTTGACAACCGTTATTCAATTGACGAATTCAAAACTATATTTCAAAATTCTACTGAACCATTAGATATGACTCTGATGACTCAGAGATTGATTAATATGAATTATGATATAAAAAAGTTAAAAGATTTTTATAAAAAATGAAAAAAATAGAAGCTTTTAATTTGGCAAATTCGATTCTAACCGATATGGGTATTAAGCCGCTACCTCAGAAAAGAATCGTTAAAATCAATCTCAGTAATTGCCCGAAACGTGGTAATGAAAATGACCATGAATACCGGTTAACATTAATGAGATATTATTTTGAAAATATTGATAATTCTAATTATAGGGGTGCAGTAGAATTCGCCAAAAAAGTTATGAAATTGAAATAACTAATTTTTATTACAAATTTTAAGGAGAAATAATATGAATAACGAAATGATGTTAAAATTGATTGAGCAAGAAATAAGAATTGCTCAAAATGATAGAAAAAATTTTATTGTAAATAAGCATAATTTAAAATTAGCCAAAGACGCCATAAAATATTCAAAACGGATTAAAAAAATCTTTGGCTTAGACGAAGAAGTTGAAGACGTTATTTCTGAAAACCCAGAAATAGAAAAAGCATTAACTGTTTTACACAATGAAATTGATAATCTAATTATCGAATTTCAAGATAAAATCAGACAATACGAATAACTCAGCACGGAAACGTACTTTGCATATAAAAATTTAATTAATTTTTTTAAACAAAAAAAAAGGTGCTAAAATGTACAAAAGAAATTATAAGATTGAGAAGAGTGAAAAAATGGAAAATCTAAAAAATCCGTATTTCACGGTAGATTTAGACAACGAGGTTATTAAGGATGGTTATAACCAATATACAATTGACGAGTTCAAGGCTATATTTGAGAGGTCATCTGAGCCATTGGGTATGTCTGTGAAGACCGAGAAATTAATTTCTTTGAATTTTAATATGGAAAAATTACAAGATTACTATGCTGGAGACGAGGACAATTTTTGGTATTAAGCCTTCTTGAAAATTTATGAAATTTCAGAAAGGAGTGAACAATGATAACAGATGAAAAAATTGATGCTTTTTTCAAAGGCAAACCACTTAAATATAAGACTAATTCTGGGAAAATTGTGATAGCTAAAATTAAAAAAGATAGTCTTTTCGATTCTATATTTTATCTTACAATACGAGATGAAGAAGGTAAAAAATTGTCTAAATATGAACTGAGAAAAAACTTAGTTTGGAATTTTGCAAATTATATTTTTGAAAATAATTTTTATGTACAATAAGGAGAAACAAATGAGAAAATTTACAAAAGATATGAAAGAAATTTCAGGATTTGGTGGAAGCTATGAAAAAAAATGCAGGGATATGGTTCTTGCAGGTTTGGACTGGTTCGACAAACATCCGGAAGCTAATCCTCAATACCATGAATACGAAAATGTCATAGGTATTTGCAGGGAAGACAATGAAGACGCTAAATTATTATCTGAGTATATAACTAAAGATATGGATTGTACGGGAGCTCAGCACCATGCGGCAATTTTTCATATATTTAGAGTCTTAAAAGTTGGATGGGATAAATATGTAGAGGAAATGAAGGAACTAAAACTAAAACAAATGGTGAAAAATAATTAACAGGAAAGGAGTAATATTTTTGAAAATTTATTGTTTTACAAATTTTAGGAGAAATTTTATGTCAAAATCAAAGGATAGTATTCAAGAAAAACCGAGTATTAATGCGGATGAACTACCATATATGATGGTAAGAACTTATTCGGCAGGTGTATTTGCTGGTTATCTAAAAAGCAGAAAAGGGCAAGAGGCGGAATTGCTTAATGCAAGGCGTATATGGTATTGGGACGGAGCAGCCACACTCAGCCAATTAGCAATGGAAGGCACGTCCAAACCTGATAAATGCAAATTTCCACAAGAAGTTTCATCTGTTATTCTGACACAAGTCATCGAATTAATCCCAATTACAGAAAAAGCAAAGGAATCAATAGGAAAGGTGCAGATATGGAAACAATAAGCAGATGCTATGGTTTTGGCGATGGCAATGGCTCTGGCTATGGCAATGGCAATGGTGAGGGCAATGGCTCTGGCTTTTGCTATAACTCTGGTTCTGGCAATGGTGAGGGCAATGGCTATGGCTATGGTTTTGGTTATGGCTATGGCAATGGCAATGGTGAGGGCAATGGTGAGGGCAATGGTTCTGGCTATGGTTCTGGCTCTGGCTTTGATTATGGAAATGGCTATGGCTAAGGAGTAATATTATGAAAATTATTATGAATTATTATTTAAGAAACAAAAAATTTCTTGATAGACTTGGCAGGGAGATTGCTCTGCTTATTATCTGTGCTTATTTCATTTATTTTTATTGGCAGTTTTTTTTTAGGGGAAATTATGAATGAACTAATCGAAAAATTAAAAACAATTGCAAATGAATTGCATAACTCTACGGACAAACTCCGTCTCGTAGCAGATAATCTTGATGAGATTATGAGAAATGTAAATGGAGAAGGCATAAGCAAGAATGATTCAATTCCAACAATTGTGGAAAAATATATTTATGAGGATTTTAATAAGGATAAAATTGGTAAATTACCCACTGCTAAAGCAGAAGGACTTTAAATCTGAATAATGCAAAGTACAGCTATACATATCCGACTTTTCGGGCTTATTTACGGAAGCCCCAAGCATAGCAATATTTCGGCTGGCGTTAAAGTCAGCATCCATATTGTTTCCGCAGTTATTGCAAACAAATACCTTTCCTTTCCTATTGCCTATATGATGGCAGTTACTGCAAGTCTTGCTTGTATATCTTGGATTAACCAAAACAACCTGAACACCATTAAGAATAGCTTTATAGGAAATGTATTGACGCAATTGATTGAAGGACCACTTGCCAACTCTTGTTCTAAACTTCTTTCCTTTTTTCAAAGAAGAAAAGCGGATGCCTTTAAGTTCTTCAATAGCAATCCCTTTGTTTTCTTCTTTAGCAATTTGAACAATTTGCTTGGCAATAGTGTGGTTAATAATAGAAGTTGTGGTACGTTCTCTGCCACTAAGCCTTTTCAAGAGTTTTTTACTTCCTCTTGTGCGTTTGCTTTGAACGGAGCTTCTTACTTTTTGTCTTTTTTCTCGATAATCTTGAAGTTTTTTAGAGTTAAATTCTTTACCATTACTAAGGGTTGCAATCGAAACCAAACCAAAATCCACTCCGATAAACTCCTCAATATCTTTCATATCTTCTTCGGGAACTTCAACGGTCTGGAAAATGTAAAATTTTTCTTTCTTAAATACCAAATCCGCTTCGCCTTTTATATAAGGAATGTATTTTTGGTTATGGCAAACAAATGGAATCTTCAGACGACCTCCAACAGTCCACATGGAAATTCCCTCTTTCACATAGGACAAAATACGAGCATCATAAGTAATTGCACCAAGTGGACGAAATTCTCTTTTAACCTTTTTATCAATCTTATAAGAATCCGCAACTTTAGAAATACAACGGACAACCATTTGAGCCGAAAGGTTAAAATTGTTTTTTATTCTATAATAGCATTCGTGGTGCAACTTGAACTGATTAAAAAGTTTTTTGCTCCAAGCAATGTTAGAGATTTCATTGCAGGCGGTATTCGCCTCTATCAAAGTATTTTTAAGGGAAGCGAATTGCTCCTGTATTGGGAGAAGTTTTATTTGCAATATCAATTTCATAATGCAAATATACAAAATAATTTCATATATTTGACAAATTATTTTCTAACTAAAGGAAAGCCGAAATTATCATGAATAAAGGGAAATTGATATTGTATCAATTAATTAATAAGGAACTAATCGAAGTCAAACGATATGCTCCCGTGAAAGAAAACATTGAAAAATTAAAAATATTTGTTTATCAAAATAACAGAAAATTATTCGCAGAAGGCAAATATAAAAATGAGAGATATTTTTTTAAACAGAACAAAGGAGAAACAAGATGAAAACATTAACAAAAACATTAACAAAAACTAAGAATCAATTATTCCATTATGAAAATAGCATCCGAAAAGTAGGTGCAGGCAAAGGATTGTATGGCGACTGTTCTGGATTGTATGGCGACTGTACAGGACTATATGGTGATTGTTCAGGACTGACAGGTGGTTGTACAGGACTAAATGGAAGTTGTACAAGGTTAATAGGCAATTTGAATAATATAACTGCTAAAGAACGCAAAGAAAATTCTTATATAGATTTTTATATAAAAGGAGAAACAAAATGAAATTCTTAATTCATTGGACAATTGAAGATTATGAGGATTATATAATAGTTGAAGGAGATACTATTGAAGAAATCCGACAATTTGCAAAAGTTGAAACTGATAGAAGAGGACTTGATGAAACAAAAAATAATTTATGGTCTGAGGAAATTTTTAATGATTGAAAAGGAGAAACAAAATGAAAATACAGATTATTTTAACAATGTTATTAGCAATAATATTATTTATTGCTTCAATGGTATATTTTTGGCAACAAGAATTCCAAACTTCATTTATTCTATTAGGCATATCTGTTATATTATCAAACCAAACAAAAGGAGAAATAAAATGAAAACATTAATAAGAATTAAGAATCAATTATTTCATTTTGAAAATAGCATCCGAAAAGTAGGTGCAGGCAAAGGATTGTATGGCGACTATTCTGGATTGTATGGCGACTGTACAGGACTGAAAGGTAATTGTAATGGTTTGTATGGCGACTGTTCCGAATTATTTGGAAATTGTTCTGGTCTGTATGGTGACTGTACAGGACTAAATGGAAGTTGTACAAGGTTAATAGGTAATTTGAATAATATAACTGCTAAAGAACGTAAAGAAAATTCTAATATAGATTTTTATATAAAAAGAGAAACAAAATGAAAGACGATTTATTTGAATTACTCGGCGACTGCCTCGACCCTGAGCAGAACCTTGCGGAATTGAGGGAAATTGAAGACGAGCTTAGAAACGAAGTCGAAGACGAATACGAAGACGAATTGGATGAAAAAGTAAACGCTGAAGGTTATTACGAAGAGCTGAAATTTCAGAAATATCGGGATGAACACTTGAGTTGGGGAAAGGCTTAACAAAAATAAAATAATATTTGTTTTTTATTTTATTATTTATTATTTTTGTAAAAAATTTGTTTAACAAAGGAAAAATATTATGACAAATGAAGTTAAAAAAATATTTGAGAAATTGCCTGTTATGTTTACAAGACAGGATTTTATTAATAAGGCGAAATATCTTAATATATCATTTTCTTATTTCGGCTACCTGATTAATGAAGCAATCAATATGGGTATAATTAGAAGAATTGATAAGGGAAAATATATTAAGGTGAAAAATGCAACATGATTTTGAGGAAATAAAGAAATTGCGGTTTTCATTAGATAATGATGAATGGTGGGGCTATGGAATCCTTATTGTTCTTCTACAAAAATTAGAACGAGCAATTAATAATCGTTTAGCAATAAGTTCATATCCTGCCCTTTCATTTTATTTGAGAACAGATTTAAAAAAGTTTGAGAAGTTTATGAATTTATGTTTTGAATTGAAAATTTTTGAAACAGATGGTCGGGAATTTTGGAGTGAATATATTAATAATAAAATGACAGAAAAAAAATTAAAATATTTAAGGCGTAGTAAAGCTGGTAAAAAAGGAATGCTTATTCGGTGGGGAAAAAAATGCAATATAAAGAAGCCTTAAAAATAGCGGAGAAATATCTGGGAATGTTGAAACCATCTTGTCAAAGAGCCGAAATAACTGGCTCGATAAGGCGAAAAAAAGAAACCATTAAAGATATTGAGATAGTCTGCGTACCTACAATAAATTTATTTACAGAAGAACCGGTTGCAGAGTTTATCAATATGGTAAATCAATGGGAAAAAATAAAAGGTGAGCCTATTGGGAAATATACAGCTCGGCTCTTACCCGAAAAAATAAATTTAGATTTGTTTATTTGTCAACTTGATAACTATGGAAATATATTGTTAATAAGAACAGGCAATTGGGAATTTTCAAAATATTGGGTAGATATAGTTGTAAAGCGGAATGGTTATAAACAAGAAGGAGGTTATTTATGGAAAGGTGAAACCAAGATACCTTTATTTGAAGAACAGGAATATTTCGATTTAATGAAAGTAAATTTTATTAAACCTGAGTTAAGGAATAAATCAATTTATAATTTTTAACACAAAGGAGGAGTTATGACGGAATCTAATGAATTAGCCTTAATGGCTTTTACGGAAGTTGAGAAAATATCAAAGGCTTTTTATGCTTCGGGACTTTTCAAAGACATTCAAAAAGAAGCTCAGGCTACGGTAAAAATTATGGCGGGCAAAGAACTTGGAATAAAACCATTTGCAGCAATGCAGGGGCTTCATATTATTGAAGGGGCGTTATTTATAAAACCAATGGTTGCGGGGGCATTAATAAGACAGCATCCGAACTATGATTATGAAATTGCCGAATTGAATGATAAAGTTTGTTCTATAAAATTTTATAGCATAAACAAAAAAACAAAAAAGTGGGAATTGCAAGGAGATTTTACCTACACAATAGAAATGGCAATTCAAGAAGGATTAGGCCAGAAGGAAAATTATAAGCGAAAACCATGGGATATGCTATTTGCAAGGGCAATGGGAAAGGGTCAAAGAAAATATTGCCCTGACGTAACAATGTTTCCAACTTATGTGGAAGGTGAAATATTCAATGCTGAAGAACCAACAAATGAAATAAAAGATAATATCAATAAAGTTCGGCAATCAATGGAGCAAAGCAAGGTTAATAAAACAGAGCCAGTTAATTTTATTGATGATGAAATTAAATCATTACCTACAATATCAGTTTTAAATGAACAAGAATTGAAAGAAGATTATAACCAAATAATCGGTGTAAAAGAAGAATCTCAAAAATCAGAACAACAAGAAATTGAAGTTGTTAAATCAAAAAAAGGAATTAAAAAATCTAAACGTCCTTACTCAGTAACTGAAATAAAAGAAAGATTTGAAGTTTATTCAAAACAAATCCATAAACCAATACCTGATTTTGATACTGATTATTGGGTGCGTGTTGTTACTAATCGGTTGTTTGAGTTAACAAATGATATTCAAATAACTAAAAAAGTTTTAGAGTTTTTTGTTCCGGATTTAAAAAACTGGACAGAGGGGCAGATTGTAGCGATTAAGTTATGGCTTAATTTACCTGAAAAAGAAGTTGAAACTTGGAAGCCGTTACATGAAATTAAAGAGGAAATAAATTTGATTTTGGGTGGTGATAAGACACAAAATAAATTTTTTTAAGGAAGGTGAGATATGGAAATTATAGAATCTTATTGGTTTGAAGGACAACAACCTATTGGAATAGTTGTTACTCAAAATCAACAAAAAGAAATCAGGGCTTTTATTGGTATTGGTATTGGTAGTAATGATGAAATTGATGCGAAGTATATTGCAGAATGGGGAACTCCTATTCATCTGACACTATTAAAAGAAATAGTTAATAAAATCGAGTCAGAAAAATTAAGGGTAAAACAATGACAGACGAACATAAACAAGCCAAGATAAATAGAATTGGGGGTTCTGAAATAGGTATTATCATGGGAGTTAATCCTTACCAAACACCGGTAGAACTTTATTTTTCAAAAATTGAAAAATTGGAAATTAAAGATAATCAACACATGAAAATGGGGCGGAGAACTGAGCCAATCATAGCTGATACATTTGCGGAAGAAACAAATTCCACTATTATAAAACCTCCCAAAGATTATTACATAGATGGGATATTTATTGCCTCACCAGATAGGTTTTATCATAATGGTTCTGATAAAATTTATATTTTAGAATGTAAAAATACAACAAAAAAAATTGAAGATGATGCAGAGTATTCACATTATCTGCAACTGCAATGGTATTTAGGTATAATAGGGTATGAAAGTGGAGCAGTAGCTTATTTGATTAATGGTTATGATTTTAAGTATTTTTCATATAATCGTGAAGAAAAAATAATTGCCGAAATGAGACAAAAGGCTACTGACTTCTGGAATAATCATATTATACCGAGAATACCTCCTGAGCCTGTGAATGCAAATGACATAATACAATTGTACCCGAAAGCATTGTTAGGTAAAACTATTGAAACAGATATAGACGGATTTGATATTTGGAATCAACTTTGCATGGTACATTCCAATGTTTCTGAATATAATAAACAAGAAGATGAATTAAAAGAAAAACTCAAATTGAAAATGAGAGATTCCGAAGGAAAATTCGATACAGAAACATTATTATATGCAGATAGAATCTTAGCAACTTGGAAGTCGGGAAAAAATAAAATGATTTTTGATGAGGATAAGTTTAAGATGGAGAAACCAGAACTTTATGAGCAATATTTAATTGAGAAAAAAAGTGAAAGAAGATTTTTACCAAAATATCCGAAAGGTTAATGATGCGTTTTATTAAGATAAAATTTGATGGAACAAAAGTCAAATTAGAATGGGAAATAGCTAAAAAAGATGGTGAACCAGATATATTTAGCTTGACAAGCACTGATTTACCCGCTCCTGAATTTCAAACGGCACTCGATAATTTAAGAATTTTCGTTGAGGAAATTTGCGAACTTCCTCAAGGCTATTGTCAAAATGCAGAGATTAGGGGAGTATCTTTTTCTTATGGAGGTGATGACGAAATAATGGGAGCAGTTATAACAGCGTTAAAAACTTTAAAGACTGCAAATTCACCATTGACTATCAATACTCCACATCTGCCTTCAGATGATTATTCAGGTAACAATCCGAATGTTTTATGTTTAAGTTTCGATTGCATACAAGCATTGAATAATTTATGTGATTGTGCAGAAAATTATGTTAATGGAGTTCGGAAGCAACAAAACTTATTTGAAAGGGCTGAGCAAAAAGTTGAACCTGAAATATTAGAAGTTTCAAGAAAACAGCATAGAGTTGGGAAACACTTTCAAAACGAATTGCAGAAAATTATTGATAAAGATGAAGGAGTAACTAAAATCTCAATTTCAAGTCCTTTATTTGAGAACGGCAGGGAAGTTGTAATAGCAGAAAAACAAAAATTAAATTGAAAGGGAGTGAAAAATGAAATTCAAAGATTTATTCGATTTTCCGGCAAATTATTTGCTCAATATTATTTATTTCATTATTTTACTTATTGCAGCAATTATTGTCGGTGTTCTTATTTACAGAACATTATATCATATAACTAAGTGATAATTTTATAACAAATGGAGGAAATAGAAATGAGAGTTTATGAATTTTTAGAAGCTAATTTGTTGAATGATAAGGATTACTTAGATTACGCCCAATTTTTACAAAGAAATTTTGGTGTTAATTCAGTATCAAAGTTTTATTCTTTGCCTTTTGAACTTGAAATGATTTCTGATTTATTTCAGGAAATTAAACATATTAGAAACATTTGGTATGATTTTCGTAATTATCCTTATCCTGAAACACTTAATGATTTCATACGAAATTGCCAAAAAGTTAAGATTGAATTAAAATGGAAGGTGAATAATGGAAAGTGAAAATATTGAATAAATAATGAAAGGAGGTAAGGTGAGGTTTGGTTTAGTACGGTGCAGTGAGGTCAGGTGTGGTCGTGTCAGGTATGGTTTGGTAAGGTTAGGTTCGGTGAGGTAAGGTACGGTTTTTTTAATTAACGAATTAATAATATTTAATAAGGTGAGGCAATGAAAAAATATGCGGTAACAATTCAGGGGACTTCTCCATTATTGATGAATAAGCCCTCAGTGAGTATTGGCATTCCGATTGGTGGGCCAGTTAAAAGGGAAACAAAAACTCCCAAAGAGTTGGCAGAAGAGAAATTATATGAAATTAACGGGGAATTATATATTCCCTCTACTCATTTGGAAGCGGCTCTTGTAAACGCAGGAACGCAAAAGAAAATGTTAGGCAAAGGGAGCAGTCGAGCTAATTATTCTAAAGCTTGTGGTTATGCTGTTTCAATTGAACCTTTTGAAATTGTACATAAGAAACAAAAATGGGAAGTTTTCAGCGTGTTAGCTGTCAACCCATCTACAAAAGGACGGGTTTTATTGCATAGACCGATGCTAAGAGATTGGGAAGCAGGATTCAATGTGATTTTTGATGAAGAACAAATCGAGCCGGTTGTAATGAAAGAACTTTTCGATATAGCTGGTCGAATAGTTGGCATAGGAGATTGGAGACCGATTAAAAAAGGTAAATTCGGAAAATTTCAAGTAATAAATTGGAAAGAAATTATTAATTAAATTATGGTCTGGTGTGGTATGGTGTGGTTAGGTGTGGTCTGGTGTGGTAGGGTCTGGTATGGTAGAGTAAGGTGAGGTAAGGTACGGTTTTTTAATTGAATTAATAAAGTAAAAAATGAAATTTGAAAATATTGAAAATGAGGTTTGGTATGGTGAGGTTGGGTGAGATATGGTTCGGTGGGGTATAGCTGGGTAAGGCAAGGCAAGGTAAGGCACGGTTTTTTAAATTAATGAATTAATAAAGTAAGAATGAAAAAAGCCGCCCTAAACTGAGACTGAGTAACTAAGATTGAACTTAATATCCTACAAGGTGTTCAATTGGTGCGGTGATAATGCTTCGGCATTACAGGGCGGTTTTAATTTGAGTATTAACACGACAGAACTAAACAAATTTGAGTTTTTATTTAACAAGGGTAGTTATGTATCAAAAGAGAAAAAAAATCAAGCACAGAACAAAAGCAAAGGCTTTATTCATTACACGTCCTCAATTAAAGAAAATATTAATTGATATGTTCTCTATTTGGATTCGAAGTCGTTATGCTGACGAGCAAGGGCTTGTTAAATGTTTCACGTGTGGACAAATTGATTATTGGGAGGAAATGGATTGTGGACATTATGAACGTTCTAACAATTATGGCACAAAATGGGACGAGGAAAATTGTCAGGTTCAATGTGAGAGGTGTAATATCTTTTTATCAGGATATTACGAAAGGTTCGCAGAAAATTTGCAAATAAAATATGGAAATAATATTTTACAAAAGCTTAAAATCAAAAGCCAAAATAAATCTAAAATATATAATTTTGAATTAGAAACACTTATTAAGGTATATTATGAAAAATGTCAAACAAGATTCCACGTACCAAGAGTTGAAGAAAAAGTTCGAGCAGTTGTTAAACAATATGTACGAGCAGGTGGAGTGCTTGGAAAAGGGGCGGTATCTTTGCAATAAGTTCAATCCTGAGTTAGCAATAAAACTTTTAAAGGAGAAAAAATTTGGCACAGCGTTACGAATTTTTGATATAATCAGTTTTAATACATCTTTTGAAAAATGGTTATTTGATTTAGAACATGAGGTGAAAAAATGAATTTAAAAAAAGGTATGCAATGTACTAAAAATTATAAAATTGTAAAAAGGATTTTATCTTTAAATGAATTTTATAAAATAGCACAAACGGATAAAATTGTTTATGTTTCTAATTGGGGCAAAATTCATAATACATCTTTTTTCCTCTGTTGGCAATTAACACTGGTTCATAGCTGGATAAGCAAAGGTTTATTTTATAAGGTTGTTAGAAATGAAAAATAATATAACTAATAAAATTTTGTTTTGGATTTTAGTTTGGCTTTGCTGGATGACTTTGGCAATCGGTAAGGAAATAAATTTTGAAAGTTATTGGAATAATTATTATAAATATTCTTATAGCATAAAAAAATATTGTGATTATTATGGACTTGATACAAATATTTTTAAAGGATTAATTTGCAGAGAAAATCCCAAATGGAATCCAAAAATAAAAGGAAAAGGAGGTTTCGGGCTTTGTCAGGTTTCAGGTGGCTCGGCGAATCCAGATATTAATATTAAGCAGGCGTCTATAAAATTAAGGCAGGCACTGGAAATTTATGGAAATTATTATTATGCTTTAATAGGTTATAATTGTGGAATTGCAGGGGCGAAACCAATAATCAAATCAGGAAGAGTTTGGTTATATGCACAGGATATATTAAGATTTGCCAATATATTAAAAACATTAGACCATGAAGTTATTTTTTTGTGGCGAAAAACTTGGAATAAAAATGATTATCAATATTATGGGGAATGGGAATGAAAGTTAGTATTATAATACCATGTTACAATCAATGGAGTTTTACTTATCAATGTATAGAATCGGTTTTAAAATTTAGCGGTGATGAGGATTACGAAATAATTATTGCCGATGATTGCTCTACTGAGAAACCATTATTTGAACTTATGAAACAAAATAAAATAACATTAATTACAAATGAAACTAATCTTGGTTTTTTAAAGAATTGTAATAATGCAGTAAGATACACAAAAGGTAAGATATTAGTTTTTTTAAATAATGATACACAAGTAAAAAAAGATTGGTTAAAATGGTTATTGAAAACTTTTGAATATGATAAGAAAATTGGAATAGTCGGGGCTAAATTAATTAGTCCAAATGGTAAATTAAATGAAGCAGGAAATATAATGTTTAGTGATGGTTTAGCATGGAATTATGGACGTGGTGAGGATATAAATTTACCTAAATTTAATTTTTTAAAAGAAACCGATTATGTTAGTTTTGCTTGTGCTGCAGTTCGTAGAAATGTTTGGGATTTAGTCGGTGGATTTGATATACGTTATGCACCGGCCTATTGTGAAGATGCTGATATTGCCTTTGCGGTGCGAGGCAAAGGTTATAAAGTAGTTTATCAACCTAAATGTGAAGTAATCCATTATGAAAATATATCACATTCTATTAATAATATACAATTAATGAAAGTCAATAATATTAAACTTTATGAAAAATGGAAATATGAGTTTAGTAAACTTGATAGAAATGGACAGAATATTTTCAGAGGTATGAATAGAGCAAGAAATAAGAAGACAATTTTAGTTGTTGATGAAACTATTCCAACTTTTGATAAAAATGCTGGAGAGCGAACATCATGGACTTATATTAACTTGTTTGTAGAAATGGGATATAATGTTAAACTATTACCAATGAACCAGCGTTATATCGAGCCATACGCAACTGAGTTACAACAAAAGGGAGTTGAGTTAATTTTTGGTAATGAACAACAAATAATAGAATATATTGTATATAACTCAGCTAAATTTGATTATGCCTTTATTAATCGTCCTACTTCTTTCAATATAATAGAATTTTTAAAAGAGCATACAAGAACCAAGTTGATTTATTATGGACATGATATTCATCATTTAAGATTGAAAGCAGAATATGATATAAAACGGACTGAAAAAAAATTAAAGGAAATAGAACAATTTAAAAAATTAGAAGAAATAATTTATGAAATTGCAGACCTTGTTTTATATCCTTCTGATTCCGAAATTAAATATATCCTTAAAAATTATGATTGTAAATGTGGTATATTACAACCATTTATTTACGAGCCTGATATTGAAAATATTAGAATGGAAGATAGACATGGATTACTATTTGTAGGAGGTTTTAACCATTCACCAAATGCTGATGCTATTGAATGGTTTTTGCAAAATGTTTATAATCAAATTGCAACAAAGCATAAAGATATTCCATTGGTTATTTGTGGTTCAAATCCTCCCGAACAATTGATTAAATTTGTAGATATATTTCAACATGAAAATCATATCAAAAATATTATTATAACTGGTTATGTTAAGGATGAAGTTTTAGCAGAACATTACAGGCATTGTAGAATGGTTATTGCTCCATTGCGTTTCGGAGCAGGAGTAAAAGGCAAAGTTATAGAGGCTATGAGTTTCGGCTGTCCTGTTATAACAACTCAATATGGAATACAAGGTTTGGGTGAGAATAATGGAATAG